AAGCCGCAAAAGCCGAGAAAGAACGATTAGAGCAACAGAACCAGTTACAAAGCGAACAATTGAAACTAGCCGCCCCTAAAGTGCAATACGTTGATAACGTCTTGCGATCCGTAAACACCTACACGGTCACTCAGCTAGCCAAAGAGTTGGGTTTCACATCTGGCGAAGCTCTTAACAAAAAGCTCAAAGAAATGAGGATACAATATAAACAGTCTGGTCAATGGCTGCTATACACCGATTATAGCGGCAAA